GACCATTCGAACCCGACGAGTTGCAGGGCCAGTTCGGAAATCGCGTCGGGCGTCATTCCGTCCACGGCCGATTCGAACGCTTCCGCCCCCGTGCTTGCTTCCACGATGCGCGACGCGCCGTCCATCGTGAAGCACGAACGGATGATGGACGACGAAAGGCGCGCGTCTTCCCGTGCTTCCTTGGCGCGCCTTAGCGTCTCGTCGGCGTCGAGTCCGAGCGCGCGGCAGTCGAGGATAGCCGCGCGCGCGACGGCTTCCGCCAACGCGTTGTGCGCGGTGCATAGTTCCCGAACGGTCAGCGGACGGAATGAACGCTGTTCGCTTCCGACCTGTACGACGATGTTTCCAAGCATTGGGCGCGCCTCTTCGCATCCTCGACCAACGCCGCAAACTGCGCGTCTATGTCGGTCGTGGAAATCTTCAAATGGTCGTACGCGCGAAGATACGACACTTCGCGCACGTTGGGAATCGGGATGCCCGACGAACGCAGGGCGCGGCGGATCGCCTCTTCGGGGTCGAGCGATCCAGGCGAGACGCGGTAGCGCGACGTCTTTCCATCGGACGACACGACCGAAACAATCCAGTCGGTATCGGCGGGCGCGACCAACGCGGGGTGCGTCACGACGTGACCCAAACGACCGAGGGACCGTTGGTATCCGACATTTCGTAGTTCAGGGTTAGCGTTGCGTCGCCAGACTTGTCGGCGTTCAGCGCGATTGACGAGAAGACGACGTCAAACGTAAGGCTAGCGTTGGTCGTACTGGTTCCCGAAGCGTTGAACGCAAGCACCAACGAACCGCCGTTCTGCGCGGGAAGGGTCGAACTGGTGATCGTGCCGAACGGCGTACCCGCGGAACCGTACGTCGGGTTGCCGCCAAGACTGCCCGTAATGTCCACAATGCCAAGACGGCGGTACTTGCCCGTCATGGAAAAGCCAGTTTGGTCCGAGACGAAGTAGGCGACGTTCGCCGCCCAAACCTTCACGTTCATCGTATGCGCGGTCGGAAGGGTGCAAAGTCCGTCGTTGCCCGTAAGGTATGTAAGCGGCATGGCGTTTCCTTATGTCGTCGTGGTGATTCGCTGTCCGATGATTTCGTACCTGTCGGATATCGACCAGTTTTCCCCGTCGAATGACGGCGCGCCGCGGGAACGCAGGATGCACAACGCGCGGTCGTAGCCAGTCGGGGAAAGCGTGTATCCGTCGATCCAAGTACGGAGGTATGCAAGTGCTTGCATACCGTACGTGCATTGTTCCTGCGTTTCGTAGACCGTGAACGTAACCGATACCACGTGGCGTTCGGTGTTGTCCATCGTCCGTTGGAACGTGGTCGTCTCAGCGGAGTAGACGCACAACGGCAACACGGTATCCCCTGGCGCGGAGTCGAGGAATACCCGCGTCCCAAGATAGCCGTAGAACTGCGTCGGATTCGTACCCGCGACGATGCGGCTACGAAGGGCGGTTAGGATGGCTTTCATCGTCTGCCCCCACCTAGGTTCCGCTTCAGGGCCGCGGCCATAGTCGGCGCAAACAGGTCGCGTACGGCATTTAGGGTCGGCCGAATGTATGGGCGCGGCGCGGTTCGGCCGTAGCCGAATTCGATTCGCGCGTACTTGACCGCCGAACCGAAGCGGTATCCGATTCGGTCGTTCGTGTTGAGGATTCCGAGGGTCGAGGAAACTACCTTGGTTCCGCGCCGACTGGTCGCGCGGCCCGTGGACATACCGCCGCCGTCCGCGCCCGCCTTCCCGCCCGTGTCGGACGGATGGACCGCGCCGCGCAGTCGGGTACGGCCGAGTTGCCACGAACGGCGCAGCATTCCCGTATCCGCCGCGGGCGGCGAACCCGCGCGGCTTGCGCGGTGGAATCCCGATTCGCGAAGGTTTCGCGCGCGGCGTCCCTTCCCTTGGTTGACGCGGTACGCGCGCCCCGTTCCAGGCTTGGACAACTGTTCGCGCAGCGCGCGCGACAGGATCAACAGGTACGCGTTTACGCCTTCCTGAACCGCCGCCTTCAGTTTGGCGTTTGCTTCGGGGTTGTCTTTCCATTGCGTCATGGCGCGACGACCACGGTAACCGTGTCCCCGTTGCGTTGTGTCGTGTCTACGATGGTATGGCAGTTGCCGCGGGAAACCGCGCGCAGGATCGGGACGCGTACGCCCGTCACGTGGTAGAACGTCGTTCCAATCTGCAACAGGTCGTCCGTTCGGATATCGGGTTGCCCCGCGAAGTAGAACGTAACCGAGTCCTGTTGCAGCGCGCGGCCGCTGAACGGCGCGTCATTGCTCGACCGCGGTTGCACGAACGCGCGCAGCGCGCCCGCCGATTCGTACTGGCGCGCCATTGCGCCTTCCGAGTTGGCCGTCTGCGTCGGGCGGATAAGGGAAACGCCCGATCCGTGGTTCGCAATGAGGGTTTCCACGCTCATCGGTAACGCTTCCAAGGGGAAAGCAAGTTCGCGACTTCCGCGGGCATCGTGCTTCCGCTAGCCGAAGGGGACGCAAGCGTGTACGAATAGTCCCCGAACGATTCCGACTGCACCGACGAATCCCGCGCGCGTGTGTTGTAGTACTGCGCGGCAAGGGTCAGACAGGCAAGCACGATATCGGGCGGTACGGTTTCGAATCCGCCGTCGTAGTCCACGAACATGGACAGCGGGCCAACGGGAAAGTGCGCGTCGAGGTCGTCGTATCCGCGGCCGACGTACAGGATGCCGCGTTCCAAGTCGCCCGAAATGTCCTGTTGCGACTGGTCCGTGTACGTGAGCAACAGCGGCGCGTTCCGAATGTCGCGGCCGACGATGCGGTTCATCCGCTGCGCTATGCAGTTCGACGCGACCGACGCGGTAAACCCCGTGGTAGCGTTGATTACCGCCGCGATTGCCGACGCCGTCTTATGGTTCGCGAATTGGATTTGCGTAATCGTCTCATTTCCCGACGAGTCCACGCGCACCAAGGTAAGGCGGTTTTCTGTAATGGTCACGACCGCGGAAAGGTCGGTCGATACGGCCGAACTGACCGTCATGCAACCGAGCGCGCCATACCCCGCGAAATGCACGTGGCCGACTGGCGGGTTTTTCAGGACGAGTTGCCCGTACCCGTTCGCGGTCGTCCATTCGTATATGCGCCGCTGAACGACTTTCCTATCTAGGTACGCTTCAATGGCGTATGTCGCGCGGTCGATTGCGGCTTCTAACAGCGCGTCGTCCGTGGACGTCGTGATGTTTAGATGCGCCTTCAGCGCGGCAAGGGTCGTGATTGCGTATTGGTCAACGGCCATTCGTCGTTCCTATCGGCTAACTATTCAAGGCGGTTCGGCTTTGGCGGACGGCCGCGGCGCGGCCTAGGCGGCGCGTCCAAGGCGTCGGGCGCGACAGGGGCGGCAGTCGGGGAGGTAGGCGCGTCGGACGACTGTACGGGCGTTGTGCCGCCTTCCGCGACAGGCACGGCGTAGCCGAGTCCGAGCGCGGCGCGCGCGGCTTGCGGCCCGAGCGCGACGACCGCGCCATAGCGGTAGCGTCCCCAATCGCGCAGGAAACGGACGGTCGTAAGGTCCGACGCGTTCACCATTGCGGACGGCCCTTTTCGTGGAAGGCGGGGCAGAATTGGAAGACGGGTTCCAAATCCACGCCTGGCCATGTGATGAGGTTTTGCAAGTGACCGACCCGAACTAGCGGCGTCGTGCCGACGCGCCAACCCGCCGCGCGCGCCTTGCGCCAAAAGTACACGTCGTCGTCCACGCGCTGTTCCGACCAGTCGCCGTTGGCGTCGGGTTGCCCGAGGAACCACGGCCGCGGAAGTTTCCGCAGGGCGTCCAACCGAATCAGCGTCAACCCGAAATGGCCGAACAGGACGGGCCAATAGTCTTCGGCCAACCGCTTTCGTGGCATTTCGCGCAGCGGGTTTCCCGTGCCGTCGTCAATCGTCCCAATGAGCGAATCGCGGTCGCGCCCAACCTGAAGCGCGCACAACGCGTCCAACTTGGTTTTTTCCATCAAGTGGTGCAGGGCCATGACGTCGTGCGCGTCGAAAATCGTGTCGTAATCGACGGCGAGAATGTAGGTTGCGCGCGTGTCCAACGCCTCGACCATGATCCGTTGGAGGCATTGCCCCCAAAATACGCCAGTCGCGCGGCGCATCGGGATACCAAGCGGGGTAAGGGCCGAACCAATCGCCTGAATGTTTTCCGTCCACAACAAACGCGGCACGGTCGATACGGCCACGACGTCGGAGAGCGGACGAAGCGGGAACCGAGCGCGGCCACGCTTGACGAAACGGCAGTTGAGGCTAGCGGGGTGCGCGTTGCATTGCGGCGGCGTACCCGTCCAATCCTCCGCGTAGTCGAGTCCGACCGACGCGCATAACTCGACCAGTTTGGTACGGTTGAATATCGCGTGGTGTGAGTCGTTCGCGTCGGTATGCCCGCCCAACAGGACGCGTTCTATGTTGTAGTTCGGGATGCCGTTTCGGTAGTCGTCCACCAACTTATCGAAGTCGGGAACGGCGACGTCCAAGGTTCCGCCCATACGCAGCGCGCGCGACCATTCGGACAGCGTCGCCATAGTGCGTTCGTAGGGGACGTGTTCCAACACGTGGCTGGCGCGGATCGCGTCCAACGACGCGTCGGGGATACCTTCCAATACTTCCGCGCTGCGCCCGTCGCGAATGTCCCAAGGCGTATAACCCGCGGCGAGGTAGTCGCCGCAACCGATGTCTAGTCTTGCAATTTCGTTTGCCATAAATCGACAGGGCGGCTTTTCGCCGCCCTGTCGTGGGGTAGGGGAAGTGTAGCGCGGCCTAGCGGTCAGGCCAAGCCGTCGCTAGGTTCAGGCGGACGGCTTCGAAAGGTAGCCGCCGTTCGCGCCCTGCGACGCGGCAGTCGCAAGCAATCCGCTTTCGGGACGGCCCGCGATGCCGACGATTGCGATGTTCGCGGTAGCCGAGCCGCCCGTGGTCAGGCTTGCGCGAAGGTAGCGGTTGCCCTGCGGAACGGCGACGTCGAACACGTAGTAAGGCGCAGTCGTCGCGCTGCTGTTGTTGGTAGCGGCGGTGAATCCAACGCCGCTATCAAGTCCGATGGACGAATACGAAGACGTGGTCGATCCCGCTTCAACCTTCAGCGTCGCCGCGGCGTTGCTGATTGACTGAAACACGGCGAAACGCACCTGGTCGTATCCAAGCGAGTCAACGGTAAGGGTCGTGGTTGCCGACGTGGCGACGTTCGCGCCGATTGCCGTAACCTTGGTGTTGCTGTTGTGGTTCATTGTGCTTTGGTCCCTTCCTTGGAATCAGCGGCGAAGCGCGATGATTGGTCCCGCGGTCGAGGAATCGCCAGGCGAGTGGCAGACAATGTCCACGCGCTGCGTTCCGCGAATGACGATTTCGTCCTGTTCGAACGCGTTGAGGGCCGAATCCGAAGTGCGGATCGTGGTCGCGCGACGGTCACCAAAGGCGACGCCGAGCGACAGGTCGCCAACGTAGGCGATATCGACGTCGTTCGTACCCGTAGCAATGGCCGACGCCATGACCTGAGTAAAGACGACGGGATATCCGAAGAAACGCGGCGACGCGCCGTTCTGAATTTCGGTCGCGGTCGTGCCGCCCGCGGTCATGGCAAGCCGTTCGAAGACGGCGTGATAAACCGCCTTATTGCAGTAAATCTTGGTATTCGGGGTGATGCCGTACGCGGGCAACTTGGCAAGCCAAGCGGCGACGAGCGGAAGCGTGACGCCCGTGGACGTGTTCGAAATGTCGCCCGTGCCGATTGCGGTATCCGAGACGGACGCCGAACCAAGCACGTTCTGAAGTCCGACCATTCCGCCGTACGTGTTGGTTCCGTTGCCGTTGAAACCCGCGTCATCCTCGCGATATGCGAATTCCTGCGCGATTTCGTCGGCCACGGTATCCGCGACGGAAACGATTGCGTCTTCGACCAATTCCGAACTGGCGGTCGTGAGCGCGAAGAGTTTCTTTGCGACCAGTCCGCAGTTGCCGAACGTCAGGGTTGACTCAGTACCCGCGGCCGTCTCGCCCGCCCAATAGGACGTGAGTCCCGCCTTGCGGACGGCAATGTTCAGCGTGTCGCGGCCCATTGGGTAGACGCGCGCGTTCGCGCGCATGACGCCGTACTTCTCGCGAAGCGAAATCAGGGTCGCTTCGAACTCGTCGGGGACAAGGAAGCCGCCCGCGCTGTTCACGGTTTCAAGATGCGCCTTCAGGTTGATTCCGTTACGGGCGCACCAGTCCGCCGACTTCGCGTTGCCCGCGACGGCAAAGAGGAAGCGGCCGAAGCGGTACGCATCCTGCGCGTTGCCGAACGACTTCGACTTGCCGTAGGCGCGCGGAAGGTTCGGAAGGTCGTTCGTCACGATGCCCTTCCGAACGGAAACGCCCGCGTCGGCAACCGCCGCGCGGATTTCCGAACGAATCGCCTTCGCGACTTCCTCCGCGTCAGGCTTCGCCATGTCCGTCTCTTCGACGCTAGGCGCGGCCGCGGCGGGCGAAATGACGACGTCGAGGTTCGCGGGGTCGATTGGCATACCGTCCGCGTCGGTAACGACGCAGTCGGCAAGCATGACCGCCTTTACGTGCGCGACGCCGTCCGCGCCCTTCTGTGCGGCGGCGTTCTCAAGTGCCGTCTTGAAAGTGTCAAGTGTGATGGTTCGCATTGTTGAAGTCCCTTCGCTGCTTTCGTTCAAGGTCGGTTGTCTAGGCACGTTGCCGCCCGCCCGACCGCCGCTAGCGCAGCGATCCACGCGCGCGGGACAGTTCCCGACGCGCGATTTGCACGATATCAATCGGCGGAACCGCCGACTTCCTTACGCCTTCCGCCCGCGGAAGCGTGATTTCCACGCGATGTCGAACGGCGGGCGGCGTCCATCCTAGCCAACGGGTCGCGTCGGCCGCGGATACCGCGCCCTTGGAAATCGCGGTAACCAACGCGTCGGGGTTCGCCTGTAGCGGGGCTACCGAAACTTCTAACAGTTTCCACTTGCTGAACACGGTTTGGACCGTGTCGCCATACCGCTTCCGATCCTCGACCGTGGCGCGGCGCGTCCCGCCCTCCGCGGGCATATACCCGATGGACACGCCGCGGACGACGCCTTGGGCGACGAGCGACGCCACGAATTCAGGGAAGTACGCGCCTTCGAACCCTTCGGGACGCTGCGCGAACGCGAATTCCCCGACGATTCCCGCGGGTTCGCGGCGCAACGCAAGGCATTTGCCAACTGGTTGGTTGTAGTCGTGGTTCCAAAACAGGACGGGGTTCGCTTCGAATTCGGTAGCGTCCATGCCCTGCGGAATCACAACCTCGCCGTCGCGGTCAAGCGTGGCGGTCGTTATGGTCGCGGTGAAACCGCGGGCGGTAGGCGCGAACTTTGCGGACAGTTGCTTTCGGTTCATCACGTGTTCCCCTGCGCGCGGATGCGCGATTCGGCTTCGCGGGCAATGCGTTCGTAGTCGTCAACCAAGACGGGTTGGACGGCGCAACGGCAGTTCGGGTGCAACGGCGGTCCTGTTACGTCTTCGTAGTTCAGGTTAAACCGCCCGCCGTCCGCGCCCGTGACCGTCTCGCCCTGTCTGTAGAACGGTTCGTCTAAGCCGACGCCCTTGCGTCCGAACGCCTTGGAAGCGGCTTCGCAGAATTCGCAAGGGTCGGGCGCAAGTAGCCATGTCTTCCCCGTCACTAGGCCAGTTGACCGCCACGCGTCCTGTTCGGCCGTGGATGCGGCGAAGGCGGCTTCCGTCCGTGCGACGCGCACGGCGCGCCAACGCTCCGTCCGTTCGTCGCCTTCGGGCGCGGCCCATTGCTGAACGCGCGTCGCCAGTTCGTCGGTAGTCTCGCCCTTTTGCAGTCCGTCCCGCAACAGGTCCGCCACGTCTTCGGCGCGGGTCGTGTTCAGTCCCGTAGTTGCGCGCGTGGACAGGACCGTTACGGTTCGCTGAACGTAATCGTCCAGTTCCGCGGACGACCAACCTATGTTGGTTACCGCGGTCGAGCCGACCAACTTGGACAGCGCGTCCATGCCAAGCGTATGGCCGTGCATCAATGCGCGTTCAATGTACGGCGCGAACGCCAACCGAAGTTCAACGGACGTTTCTGCGTTGTTGATAATGGCGACGACGCGTTCGACCGTGGCCGCGTCTACTTCCCCGCGTCGCTTGATTTCGCGCACGATTTCCGCGACCTGGCTAGCGAATATGCGGTCAACCGTCTTCGCGAACGCGGCCAACATTTCGTCGTCCACCAATTCGCCCGTATCGCCCGCCGCCTTGGTATGCAACGCGGCATCGGCCGCGAACCACGCGTCCGACTGGCGGACGGCGCGCGCCGACTTCGTGCGCGCGCAACCGCAACCGCACGACTTCGATTCCGAACCGCGCGCGCGGTCGAATTCCTCGACCTTGCGGCGCGACCACGCCCGACCTTCGTCGCCGCCCCAACCGTTCCACGCTTGCCAACCGCGGCCCTGTTCGGACCACGTCGCGCCCTGTTTGTCGCCTTCGTGGCGTTCGAAGTACGCCGCCATGCGTCGGATCGTGTCTTCCGACAGCGCGACGCGGTTGGCTAGGTCGCGCGCGCGCGCGATGCCTACGGGCGTCATGCCGCGTTCCGAAGGCGGCTTCTCGGCGCGGACGGCTAGCGCGCGTCGCGCGTTGTCCGCGACCGACTCGGGCGGCTTCGTGTCAATGTCGCCCAACGCCTTGGATTCGCCGCAGTCGTCGAGCGCGATAGCGACCGCCTGTTCCTGCGGGTAACCCTCCGCGACGAGCGTACGGACCTTCTCGGAAACGCAATCGTCCGCCTTATGGTTAGGCGTGGCCGCGTCGGCGGTAGCCGCGGCCACGGTCGGCGCGACTGGCGCGGACGCCGCCGCGGGCATCGGCGGCAGTCCCGCGGGCGCGCCGCCTAGCGGCTGACCGTTGACCAACAGGCGGTCGGCCATAGGGTCGTCCACGCGGTCGAGTCCCGTCCGTTCCCGTGCTTCGTTCGGCGTCAACCAACCGCCCGCGACGGCGACTTGTGTTTCGGTCAAGTCCTGTTGGCGGTTCGCGGGAACGGGGTCGTCGTACGCTAGGACCGCGTCTTCCTCAATGCCGAACAGCGGCAACAGGCGTTGGTTCAACGTCTCTTCGTCCATCCTGCAAAGCGGTAGGACGGTCATTTCCCGCCACGACGCGAAGCCGACCGACGCGCTAGCCAAGTTCGGGTCGTTCGCCTTCAACAGCGAAACGGGAACGCCGAACACGGCCGCGATTTCCTCGACCACGGCTTCGCGGCCGACAATGTCTTTCGGCGGGAAGTTCAGCGGCTTCAGGTCAAGTTCGGCGGTCGAGACTAGGAAACTTCCCGACTTCCGCGGCCCGCGCAGTTTGCTTTCAATCCCGCTTTGAATGCGGTCTAGTTCGTCGGCCGACGCCATTCCCTTGACCGTCAACAGGTAATCGGGGCGCGCGTGGTTCGCGAACGTCGCTAGGTCCATTTCGTGTAGCGCGGCGTTGGCGTTGGTCGCGCCCCAAGCGGCTTCCAACTTGCCCATTCCGTACCAAAGGTCGCGCGGGTTCGGGCGTCGGAAGTGAATGACTTCCTCGGGCGACAGCGTGACGCGGCTACGTTCGTCGCGGCCGTACAGGTATCCGCTTACGAACTTCTCGGCGTCTTTGATGATTTCGACCCATTGCGGCGGCAGTCCCCACAATTCATTCGGCTTGCCTAGCGCGTCGTTGACAACGTGTAGGTAGGCGTTGCCCGTAAGTTCCTGCCATACGACGCGCAGCACGGTCAGGTCAAACCCGTTGATATACGGGTTGGACGTGGACAGAATCCGCAACACGGGGTGGTCGTCCGTAACCTCTTCAAAGTCCTCCCCGATTTGCGCCGCCTTGCGGAGTACGTACGGCGACGGTTGCCGCGCTGCGTCGCCGCGCAACCACGCGACCGACTTGCGCGACGCCTTGCGGGTTGACCAAATCGCGCGCGTCTTGGTGGACGAACGGACGTACAGGCGAAGCGGAGTCGACGCGACCGCGTTGCCGTTCAGCGACGCGGCGGCGTATACCCAAGACGAGTACAGGCGAACGGCCGCGTCGTAACTGAACGGTTGCGACGAACCGCCGTTTCGCCCGCCTTCAAGTAGGCGCATGGCTGCGCGCGTGGTTTCGGTCGTCGTCAACGCCTTACGGAGTCGTTGCCATAGGTTCATTTATACAACCTTCAGGATGAACGGCCGATGCCGTCGCTTCGCCGCCAGGGCCAACGCCAACGCGCAAACGCCGTCGTCGTGGCCTGATTGGGCTTCGTAACTTACCCGCCCGTTCAGGTATCGGAAACCGAACGACTCCAATTCAGACTGCAACCAACCCGCGGGAATGCGGATTTCGCGCGACTGTATGGCCGCGGCCAACCCTTCCATAAGTTGTTGCTTGCTTGACGAAGTGAACTTCCAACCCTCCGCGTTGCGGCAGACGCGCGCTATGTCTTCGCAAATGGGGTCACCTACGCCCGTCGAATCAATGTAGGCCAAGGCGTTCCCGACCGTCCGCGACACGCGTTCGCGGGTCGCGCCCCAATCGGATTGGAAGCGGTCGAGCCGACAGACGCGGCCCGCGGCGTCCACGCCACAAACCACGGTCCAATCGTGCGACTTCGCCAAATCGACGCCGTACGCGACTGGCGCGGCGTCCGACAGCGGCGCAACGCAGTCGCGTATAGCATCCAAGCCGAACGGGTTCGCGCCGTCGTCGGTCGGTTCCGCCAAGTACAGTTCACGGAACACGTTGTCGGGTAGGACGCGCCGCGCGTCTTCGATTTCCTCGGGGTCGAGGATGCCGCCCGCAACCGCGTCGTACGCCGTCAGGCGATGGTAGGCCATGTTGGGCGCGCCCGATTCGGCCATGCGCGCCAAGCGGTATACCCAATTCTTGCGGCCCTTTACGTTGCCGATGATGCGGCACGGCCCGCGCGTCGCGGTCAGGGTCGAGCGTACCGCGTTCCATGCGTCTTCGGTGCAGCGGGTCGCTTCGTCAACGACCGCCGCGGACACGTCGTCGCCGTACAGCGTGTCGGGGTTGTCCGCCGACTTGAACCAAAGCCGCGCGCCGTTCGCCAGTTCCACGAACAGTTCGGAGTCGTTCGCGCGCCATGTCCGCCCGTGCGGGTCGGCCTGGCGCAGCATGGCGACTAGCCGTAGGTAGCCGACCGTCTTGGTTACGTGGAAGGTCGGCGCGATCCACCAATACGCGCCGCCGCTACGGCTGTTCCACGCGCGCGCGAATAGCCACAACAGGCAACCCGCCGTCTTGCCCGACTTCGTGCTTGCTTCGATCACGACGAATCGCGCGGGGTCGCAAATCGCGTCGTATTGCCGCGGATACATGGCGGGCAACGCGGGCGGCTGTACGACGGTCACGCGCTACCGCCGCCGCCAGGGCGCAGCGTGATCGGCTGAAGTTCCATCCGTTCGGTCGCGCCGCCGCCGTCGAGCCGTTCGCATTTGTCCGCGATGGACAGCGCGTCCGTATTAGCGCGTTCCATTGCTATCAATACTTCGGCCGCGCGAAGGCGTTCGCGTTCCGAATCTGAGTTGGCCGCGATTGCCGCGACCATTTGCGGCACCGTGTCGAGGACGTGCGGAGGGACGCGCCAACCGCCGCGGATAGCGCGCGCGATAAGGGCAAGTCCTGCGCGTTCGTGCCGCGGTTCGATCAGGGCGACGGGTTGGACGGGCGCGGCTAGTGACGGCCCGTCCCCCTTCCCCCCGACGTCGGGCGGTTGCTTCGCCTTCGTTGCTCGGCGCGGCTTACGCATCCTCGACCGCCGTAAACCGCGGCGACGACTTCTCGTCGTACTGCGCGCCGATATCGACCCATTCGGAAGGGTCGAGTTGCACCGCTACCGTACCGACTGGCGGGTTCCATGTCGCGACGCCGTCCCAAACAACGACGTTGACCACGGTTGCGCCTTGAACGACTGCGTATTTCACGTTTGGACTACCAAGACGTATCCGTCTCCGCCGACGCCGCCGTTTCCCGCGCGCGCGGCGAATGCACCGCCGCCGCCGCCGCCGCCCGAACCGCGTATGCCGTTGCCGCCGTCGCCCGCGGGCGAGGAAATGGCCGACCCGCCGCCGCCGCCGCCAGGTCCCGCGCCGCGCCATTCGTCCGTGAAAAGCGCGCCCGCCGTTCCGCTGACGCCGACGCCGCCGCCCGTACCGCCGCCGCCTAGGCTAGCCGTCGCGACTCCCAAGCCGCCGCCCGCTCCGCCCGTGTTGGCCGTTACCGCGGCATTCTGCCCCGCGCCCGCGCCGCCGCCCGCGCCATGCAACCACGCGACGCGGCCCGCGCCGCCCGCGCCTACGGAAGCGTTCCCGCCGTTGCCGTAGGTAACTCCCAATATGGTCGGCGGCGTACCGCCAGTACGCGTACCCGTGTTTGCGCCGCCCTGACCGCCCGCGCCGCCCGTCCAACTGATTGAACCAAACAGCGTCGCGCCGCCGCCGCCGCCGTTGCCCGCCGTGGTTCCGCCCGTGCCGCTAGTTCCGCCGCCGCCGATGGTGATGGTTTCCGATGTCGCGACGTCGGACCCGCGGAGGAATACCCAACAACCGCCGCCGCCCGAACCGCCGCCGCCGCCAGTCGCGGAACCGCCCGCCGTGTTGTTTCGGAAGCCGCCGCCGCCGCCCGCGCCCGCGCCCAACCCGTAGACGCAGATAAGCGTGGCCGCGGTCGATTTGTAGAACGTCCCCGAACTAGTGAATTCGGTCACGGTCGCGCCGACGACGTTTCCGCTAGCGTCGATCCCAAGCGACGCGCCTAGCGGTAGCGTGTTCGGGTCGAGCGTGGTCAGGTAGCGCGGGTTCGGGTACATGGCTACTAATCGCGTGGATCGTCAACGACCGAAGGCGGCAACAGATACCAACCTTCGGGAACCTCGACACGGTTTGCGGACAGGTTCCACGTCGTGCCGTCCCAAGTGTAGACGCGGGCGCGGCAGTCGGGACCGACGCGCATAGGCGTCCCGTCGCTAACTAGGACGGTTCGACTGCAACCGTTCGCGAACACGGCGACGGATGCCGCGCAAATCAAGCGTAGGGCGTTTCGCATCGTCGGCAGTCCGTTTCCCGATCCTGTCGCCGTAGCGCGCTAGGATCGAATCGAAGAGTTCCCGAAGGAACGCGGCTAGGAACGCAATCACGGCGCAGGGTTCGCGCCCGCCTGTTCGGACGTAACGCGGTTGTCTCGGGCGGCAATGAGGCCGATGCCCGCAAGCACGGCCGCGGCGACCGCGCCCCAATCGGGAAGGGTCGCGGGGTCGGCGTCGAACAGCGCGGCGACGGCGGTTCCGATTGCGGCGACGATTGCGGCAATGCCCGCGGTCGTTGTGCGCCAAGATGAGTTCATTTGGTTTCCAACCTTTCGATTCGGGTACGGAGTGATTCCAACTCGCGTTCGCTAGCGGCGTCGCGGGTCGCGCCCGCTATCTGCGCCTTGGTCAAGTCCTGAACGATTTCGGCCAGTTCGTTTACCTTCCCGATGGTAACCGCTAGCCGTTCGTCGCGTCGGCCCGCCTCGGACCCGATCCACGCCAACCCGCAGACGAGCGCGACGAGTTGGGAAATGTTTATGGCGCGGTCGAACACGGCGGGAAACGGGATTACAGACACGGGCGGTTCCTTGCTTCGGAAATGATTTCCGCGAACCTTGCGACGTTGTCTAGCCGAAGCATGACGACCCATTCGGTATCCCTGTCTTGGCGCATCACGACCACGGGGACGCGCCCTTCCCGTGCTTCCCTTTCGGCTTGCTCCAAATAGCGGACGGCCCCGATGCGCGCGATACGCTTGGTTTCCAAGTGCAGCGGTTCGGGAACGGCCAAGTCGGCGTCCCCGTGCTTTCCGCAACGCTGCGCGGCGCGGTGCGCGGGAATGCCCGTCGCCTGTTCGAAACGCGCGGCGGCTTCGCGTTCGCCCGCCGCGCCCTTGGTGCGCGATTTCCTAGCCATGACGCCATGATCGGCGGGAATTGTCCCTATGTCTAGCGACCGCGCGCCGCGGACTGAACGCCAGTCGCGCGGCGCGCGGTTCGTAGGGTCGGAACACTCGGAATTCCGACCCGCGGCAATCGGCAAAAAGGAAACCGCCGCCCGACTTCGGGCGGCGGTAGCGCGTGGTATCCCGCGCGTTTAGCGGTAGTCCAGTTCCGACCACGTCGCGGCGTTCGCGGCCGACTCGTCGGCCGTAACTGGCGCGCAGACGCAAACCCAAGACGACGAGTAGCGCGACGTACGGAACATGGCGCGCGGGCGCGTCAGGCCAAGCGCGCGCAGTTCGGCAAGGGTCGATTCCCCGACGCCGCGGACGGCGACGCCGTCCACGAACAGGCGCGTACGGAACTGTTCGCGACGCGTGTACACGCTGAATTCAAGTTGGCGCGTGAACACGCCGCCCGCGCGAAGTGCGTTCAGGGCGACGAGCGCGCGCCCGCGAAGAGTGTTGGCGGCGTGGTTGACAGCGGCTTCGGCGGTCGCGGGTCCGTGTTCGATAAGTTCCATTTGCTCGACTCCGTCTAGCGCGTCGGCCGCGCGTGGCCTGTCCGTTCGTCGGACGTGTCTACTTTAGCGATATCGGCTAGGCTGTCAAGTACACTTGGACAAATCCAAACGGATTTCCCAAAAAGGAAACCGCCGCCCGACTTCGGGCGGCGGTAGCGCGTGGTATCCCGCGCGTTTAGCGGCGGTACTTGTCGCTTGCGGCGTTGGCGGGCGCGTGGTAGAAACCGACTACCCTCGGCATTCGACGCGCCCTATACGAAGACGGGCAAGCGTCAGTTTCCGCGGTCGTTCCGTTTGCCGTGACGTAGAGCATAAGTCCGCGGTTGTGAACCTTGGAACCAGTCGGGTAGCGCGTCGCAATCCCGCTGAAGACGTTCCATGCAATCTTGCCGTCCCGCATCCAAAGGAAGTTCGCGGGGAGTTCGCGCGTCTCGGAACCGATTGTCACGCGCGCGACGGCGGTCCATGCGGTCCCGTGCGGCTTGGTGCTGTCCATCTCGACGTTGATAAGTTCGACGTTCATTGCGGGTACTCCGTTCGTCCGCGTCGGCCGCGGTTGCCTGTCGGGTCGTCCGACGTGTGTACTGTAGCATTGTCGGCTAGCCTGTCAAGTGGACTTGGACAAATACGAACGGATTTCGGATAGGTCAGGAACGGCGTTTGTTCCGATATATTCGTGCGAATAGCATCGGCGCGCCGCGTGGCGCATCTTGTGCGCCGATTCTTTGGTTTGCCTGTCCGCCCGATAGTCGGGTCGCGCCTTGCCGTTTTTGGACGTCGGACGCCAAAGCGGCGAACCGTCGCGGTACGCGCCCATTCGGGGATGCGCCGTCTTTGAAAAGTAGCGGCAACCTTCGCGCACGAACATTTCCCCAACGGCGTCTGAGATGCGTACGCCAAACCCCATACCTTGGTAATCGGGTAGGACGACGGTCCTATGCCCGCGCCACGCATTGCGTACCGTCCCGCAGGGGAACGCTACCGAAGCGGCAAATCCAACTGGCGTTCCGTCCCAAGTCGCGATCCAACAACGCGCGTTTCGATTGACGTGTCCCGACAAATAGTGATGATTGCGGAAGACTGACCACGCCGCGGCCGTGCATGGCTGAACGCGTAGGACGACGGTCGGTCGTCTTTCCAACCTCCCTACCGTAAGACGGCCGTTGAGCGTGTCGAATGTCCAATCAGGCAACAGCCATTCCGCCACGTCGTAATGGCACGACGCGAACACGACGCGCGATAGCCGCTGCGCGTCCACGTATCGACGGATCGAAGCCGCGCACGACTTCGCCACGGTCCTATCAACGACCGACGTGAATTCATCCACGACCGCGCCGACCTGAAGCCGCCGCGCTAGGTCGGCGCGGAAGCGTTCGCCAGTTGACAGCACGTGGTAGGGACGCATCCAAGCGGGTATGGAATTGAACCCGACGCCCGACAGGCGCGCGCGCGCGTCGTCGGCGTCTTGGAAATGCGAACAAACGGCTAGGTTCGGGTTCCAATCCACGGCCGTTTCCGAACCGAACCTACGAAGCAACGTGCTTTTCCCGCTCCCCGATGGACCCACAATCAAGCCGATTCCGAAATCCTCGGGTACTGGCGGCATTTCGGGCGGTTCGAACGTGCTTCGTCCCGTGAATGGGTAATCAAACGCCGCGGCAAGTTCGGTCGTGATTGCGTCAACGCGTACGCTGCACGACAATTCGTCGCGCGGTTTGTCTTCGAATAGTTGCATGGCGTAGCAAATCAAAAACGCCGCCCCGCGGAGTCGAAACGCGGGGCGGCGCAGGGGATGGAAAGAAAGCGACGGCGCGGCAATGGCGACCGCGCCGCCGCGGCAAGAGAAGAGTCGGAAGCATATCGGCTTATTGACGTCATGGCGAGGCATTCTCGGGGGACAGCGGGCCGTCCACGAAATGCACCGTCCAACCTAGCGGCGGCGTGAACACGTCGTCTAGGTCGAACACGACTCCCGTAACGACGTTGCACGTATGCCGCACGTGGAACCATTTGCGGCCGTTCAGCGACCAAACCGAATTGCGGTAGGGCGGCGGCAGTTGCACGACGTACCCCGCGGGGATGCCGCGTAGTTTCGTGATGGACGCCCAAACGTGGATCGGGCGCGTCGGTTCCGTAGCGTCGGTCATTCGCTGTTTCCTCCGTCGTCAGGGCAAATAATCAGGTATTCGCCAACCTCGACCGCTTCGGCCTGTTCGGGCGTCAGGCCGTCTAGCGCGCAGTCGCATTCCAAATCCTCGACCAGTCCCGCCGCGTGGCGTTCGCGAACGTAGCCGCGGCCGCGGCAGTCGCGGCAAGCGGGGTTCGGGCGCAGGATTACGGGTTCAGGCCGTGGCATCGGTCGCACCGCCTTCCAACATTTCGCCCGCTTCGCGGTACAGGGCCGCAATGGTGGACGTCTTCGCGTTGACCGCCACGCAGCACGACAGCGCGCGGGCAATGGTAGTCGCGCGGTCGTCGCCCGCGTCCAGCAACTGGATCGCGCGGTCAACCGTCTTCGCGACGAACCATTCCCTTTCCGCGCGGTCGTACGCCTTGCGCGCGGCGCGGCAAATGCGCGCGGCTTCGTCGCGGTCGGCCATTGCCGAACACGCTGCGCGCTGCCTAGAAAGCCACGTGTTGAGGATCGGCCCGACGTCAACGGCATGGGCGCGCTCAATCTTCGAAAGCGCGTCGGCGGTCAGGTCAGCGGTACGGTTGCGGTTCATTCGTTCTACTCCGTTCGTCGCGCGTCGGCCGCGCGTGGCCTGTCCGTTCGTTGGACGTGTGTACTGTAGTTCCATCGGCGCGCCTGTCAAGTAGGCTTGGACAAATCGGAACGGATTTCGAATATTCGTCCAAGTAGGCTTGACAGGCTAGCCGATACCGCTACAGTACCGAAGCCGCATGACGCGGCGGGCAAGGCGCGGCCGACGCGCCACGGAGTCGAAGCAATGGCCGTCCGAG